AGAGTTATCAGATAATAGAATTTCTGAAATATTTAATTATATCAATTTTTCAATTTTAACAAATAATAAATTAAAAAAAAGAAATAAGAAAAATTTAAAAAAAAAATATGCGATTCAAAAAAAAAATATAATAGAACTTAATAAAACACCCGCAATTAAAATCAACAATGATAAATTTATCACAGATGATAAAATATCATTGAAAAAAAATAAAAAAAAATATAATTTATCTCAAAAAAAAATAATTAAAAATTATAAAACTGTTCGAAATAAGGTTATGTTACCATTAGCTCTTTCAAAGAATGTATCAGATGACGAAGAACATTCAGACAATGATGAATATTTAGAAGACTCCATATAATATAGAGTATCTTTACTTTTTTAATTTTTCAATAATCATATATTATAAAGAATAATCACTACTATATATACATGCTATCAGAACTCATATCATGTATTAATTCTAATTATGAACAATTTAAAATTAATAGTAATATTTTAAAAATAAACAATTTATTTACCGATATTAATTTTAATTCTATTGAAAATAAACTAAACAATAACTCTTTTTATGAATCTCTATTATATATTTTAGATCAAAAGTTTATTTATTTATCAAATGAACAAAAATCAGAAAAAATAGACCAATTCAAAAAATATACCGTATTTAATTATCCAGAATATTATCGTAAATATAAAGACACGCTTAGTAATATTAAAGATTATTCATTTGATACTCTATTAGGAGACGATATTACAAATGAAAATATTAAACAAATAGTTAATTTTCTAGATATTAATATTTACCTGTTTAATAAAGATAATATTTCAGTATGTTTTTCAGAAAGAGAGATTATAAGTAAATATAAACCAACTATTATTATGGAGTACAAAGATTATAAGTATATACCAATTTTTTATAATAAAACAGGTATATATTCTTTTATTGAACATAGTGAAATACTTGAGGTATTATATAGTAATTTGAATTGGGAAAGTTTTAATGATTATAATATTACAGTAATGAAAGTTGCTGAACTAAGAGAGTTTTGTAAGAATATTGGAATTGAGACTATTAAAAAATCGGAAAAAACAGATAAAAAAGTAAACAGAACAAAAAAAGAACTTATACATAATATTAAATTGTTATATATTTAAAAATATTAATCATATATATATATAATGGATATATCAACTAATATTAATAAGCTTTTACTTAGTCTATTAGAGGAATATATTAAGAGTGATGATACAGAATTGGAAGCTATCATCTGGGGTGCAAACTTTGATGATAAAAAAATAAATCATCACTCATTTATTGATGTTATTAATTTTTTAAAAAATGAATTAGAATTAACATTCACAAATACAGATAGTCTAACAATTCAAACAAATTCATCATCAATTCGAACTACTATTGATGGCATTGACAATATTAAACTACACTGGCTTAAAAACGAATTAACTGACGCAAAATATTTAGATAAAAAAAAAAAAGATAAAATTGATTTAATTAATTATAGCACTCGTATTAATTACAAAGATGAAATACCAGTAACTGATGCTAAAATTATTAAATTAAACAATGACAGAATCAATGATAATAATGAATTAAAAACATATCGTTTTAGAAATCGATTATCATTTGAGTATAGAGATTTTGTCATTGACTTAACTACTGTAAAAACCAGTAAAGGAAAAACATTTAAGAAGTCTAATTGTTTAAAAATGCCATCCGTTTATGAAATTGAAATTGAAATTAACAAAGAGGTTAATAATGTTAATGACACCTTAACTGATTTATTAGAGTTAATTGGAAGTATAATTATAATTCTTCAAGATGGTACAACACTTTTATCAAATACAACTATTAAGTCATTAAAAGATGATTATAAAAAAATAACAAAATCAGATACATTTATTTTAGCTGATGCTGTTTCAATGGAACTCAAAAATTTAACCAGGGGTAAAGATAATATCAGTATTCTTGATAATTATGCTGTTACATATAAAGCTGACGGTGAAAGACATTGTTTATTTATTGATTCCAAAGGAAATATCTGTTTAATTGACAATAATAATAATTATAAAGGAATTGATATTGAAGTATCTGGTTGGAATAATACTTTAATTGAGGGTGAGTATTTATCTGATAAAAATATTTTTTTAATGTATGATATATTATTCTCAAAGGGTGAAGATGTTCGTAAAAGAAAATTAAATATTTCAAATAAAGATAAGAATAAAAAAACAGTTCCGAGAGTAGAATTAATTAAACAATTTAATAAAGTTGTTGAAAATAATATTACAACAGTTTTAGTTAAGGAATATAAGTATGGCAATGAAGAAAAGATTTTTAAGAAATCAAAAGAATTATTAGATGTTGCTGACGCACTACCATATAATATTGATGGATTAATTTATATTCCAATTGATAGTTTTTATCCAGTTAAAACAAAACGAGCAAAATGGATGGAATTATTAAAATGGAAACCAGAAAAATTAAACTCAATTGATTTTCTTGTTAAATTCAAAAAGGATGATAGTGGTAAAGATTTGGTTTTACCACATTTTATCGATGATGGTGTACAACGAATTGTTAAAAATTACAAAACATTAATTTTATATGTCGGTACAAATGCTGATACATTTAATAAAAAAAATAAAAGATTCAGACAGAAAACCAAGCCTGGTAAATTCACACCAGATAAAAAGAACCCAGAAAAATATTGTGAAGCAAAGATTTTTGTAAAACCAAACAATAAAGTATATACACATGACTTCTTAACAAATGAAGAAGATGAAATTAAAGATGATACAATTGTTGAGTTTGGTTATAATATTTACAAGAAAGATTTTGCTTGGAATCCATTGCGAGTTCGTTATGATAAGACAGAAGAATATAAAAGAGGTGTTCCCAAGTTTGGTAATTTTGAAACAATTGCTAACAGAATTTGGAATACAATACAGAACCCAATTACTGAAAATATGATTTCAACTGGTTCAATACCAAAAAATAAAGAAATTAAAGATGATACAGCATATTATGCAGAACAAACTAAAACAAATAGAAAAAACACAGGACAGCGTAAATTTCACAACAGTGTAAAGAGTGAATTAATTAGTTCTGTTACGGTTGCTAAAACAAGTAAATATGATGGAACATTATTAGATCTTGCGGCTGGTCGTGGTGGTGATTTTCATAAATGGAAAGCAGCCAAATTCAAAAAGGTTATTGGATTGGACAATGACAAGGATGGATTACGTGAAGCAGAACAGCGATACAAAGATCAACCAAAACCAAAACCAAATGTGTATTATTCTTGGGCGGACAGTACTAAACTTATTTTTCCAGATTATGGTGCTGCAAAAGATGATATGTCAAAACTTCGTCTTGAAGAATACATTCCAAATAAAAACTCTTTTGATGTTGTTAGTATGATGTTTGCACTTCATTACATGTTTGAGAATGAAACAACACTTAAAAACTTCTTACAAAATGTATCTGATAATTTAAAAGTTGGTGGTCATTTTATTGGAACCTGTTTTGACGGAGAGCGTGTATTTAATCTATTAAAAGCGAATAAAGGATATGTTGAAGAGAAAGATGCAGATGATAATGTACAATGGAGTATTAAGAAGGATTACAGAATCAGAACATTCAATCTCAAAAAACCACAATTAGGAGTTAAGATTGAAGCATATTATCATACATTTGGTCAATCACAAACAGAATATCTTGTCAATTTTACATATTTCACTAAAATGTGTGCTTCATATAAATTAAAACTTGTTTCAATTAAACCATTTGAAGAATATTATAAGAGTAATAATAAATTATCTGAAACAGACAAGGTATTAAGTTTTTTGAATAATGGATTTACTTTTGTAAAGGTATAATTAAGGACAAATTGTATCAGTACCAACGAGTTTTAAAGGAATAATGCAAGTATATAGATCAATAATACATGGTTTTATGGTATATTCAATAGGAGCAGCGAAACGAATATTTTCGAACACCTTACCAATCTCAAATGTATTTGTTAATGGATTACCATCTAATATACATATAGAAGTAGTATCCATCTTATTAATATCCTCCTTAGCACTTAATATCATATTAAATAGAATAAAGTGCCATATTAGAATAATTGGTAATAATGAAGATAAACAAGACCACATTTTAAAGTAATTTGTGTAATTAAATAATAAATTAGATATGTAATTTATTATTTCATTTTTTATAATTAACCGTTGAGCCCAAACACCTCATGTGTCGAACCATTCGAATCAATCCAGAACGCCCTGTGATGGACATTGTTGTTTTTGTTCAGGTATCTTATAAAGTTGAACAGCTTGGTACAATAATCCTTTCTAGTAGCTTCAATCTTTTTTTGTTCGTTATTACAAAACATTCTGGGAATATATCGAACACTTCGTCCGAGAGGAATGGGAGGCGGCAAAGGAATAGGTAGACTCATCCTTGGCGTGTAAATTATTTGTATTGTTTATACTGATTTTTATTTTGTTTTTATATTTTATGAAAAAAAGTGAGCTGTTTTACTCTACTCAATCGCAGTTCCCTGCACACTTGTAGCAGTATCCAGACAATGACAAGTGTCGCCATGAGGCGACTCGTGGGTTCTGGTTACAGTTTATGCACAAAGATGCTGCCCTATCAGCAAGGTATGCATTCTCAGCAGCAAGTGCTGGGTCAGATGTCGCGAGGACAAGCTGTCCGTCAGGTCCCATGACGTAAGAGGCGTAATCCTTTAACTCGGAGAGGGTTGCGTAGTTGGCTGACATGTTGATTGCTGGGTTGTACTTTGGTAGTTGTGGTAGTAGAGTGGTTGTTCGCAGTAATAACTAATTAACTCTTCAGGACTTTCTGCGTGTCCTTTTTTATTTTTTGAAATTATCCAATATAAGATATCTCTTATTAATAATATCAGATGACAATAATGCAGTAATAACAATAGCTAATAATAGTAATTTAATGTCCATTTTATTAAATATAAAGTAAAATACAACTAATACTCCTATAAGTGGAACAGCTCTTTTATTTATAATATTGTGAAATTTACTATCATTTGATAATAAAAATACTAGTATAAGTAAAATTATTAATATGATTATGATTGACATTATATATTATAACATATAATTTATATATTTAAATCATTCTAATAGGTAAATCAATTTTGCAATATCCCTGATCTCTTTATACAAAGTATTATTATCCTCGCATAGTAACGGATTAAATTCTACTATATCAGATGCTTTGATTTTAGATGATAGAATTGAAATAATATCATGAACATCATCTAATGATAGACCACCAGGTACTGGTGTACCTGTTCCAGTTATAATAGTTGGATCAATTGAATCAACATCTAAACTTAAATGAATAACTTCTGATCGATTACAAATATTTTTTAAAATATCTGGTAATGAATTTTGTTTAATATGATCCATTGAATATGATTCAATATTTAAATCATTCATTACACCTTGTTCATAATCATCAATGTCTCGTAATCCAATGTATATTAACTGTTCTGGTTTCATTGTAGGAAGATTATAAATATTATCATGTCCTAATAAACACCCTAATGGCATTCCATGTAAATTATTAGTAGTTGAACTTTGCCGTGTATTAATGTCTGCATGGGCATCAACCCATACTACTGTTAAATCATCTTCAAACTTTTTAATAGATGATGCTACTGTTGCCAGTGAGATTGAATGATCTCCTCCAATTGTCAATGGTCTATGTCCCATATTTAGAAATCTATTATGGGCTGAAAATAATTTATTATATCCGTCATTTTCAAAATGATCAATATGTATAACATCTTCTTTATTTGGTAAAAATCGTGACAACATTCTAGCAGCACTTTCAACACCTCCTTTTGTTTGACCATATTTACAACTGGCACCTATTACTTTTATTAAAGGATTAATCATATAATAATTATAAGTTTTACTATTTAAATATTAATAATCCGGATCACGTATTGCTTTTCCAACTGGAAATCGTGGCAATCCATCATCTGTTAATTCTTGGTACACAACAGTAAGTAGCTTACCTACATAGTCATCACCATTTTCGAAGAGTTTCTTTTTGTGTGCAGTTGTTCCAACTGGTCGTACTGAAAATGATTTACCACTTTCAGTAACACATTGCCACACAACAGTGCCTTTTGCATCACCTTTTCCTTCTTTGAAACCAGTAATTTCATATTCACTATCTACAAATTTCTTATACTTTTGTAGATGCTTACTTCGTTTATCAATTTGATATGGTGAATCCATATTACGAAGCATTAATCCTTCAAATCCCTCAGAAACAAACATATCGTGTAATGGTTCAATCTCTTCTTTTGTTTTAATTAAAGTTGTTGGCACCTTACAGATGGTTTTTGTCTTAGGGAAAGAAGCAATTAACATTACTCTTTTACTAAAAGGAATAGATAGATCATCTGTATTAAAACAATCATAAATACAATATTTTAGTTTTTTCATATTTTTGGCATCTTCCTCTGAAACAGTTTTAGATAACCTACATAACCCAGTAATCTGTTGGAATGTAAGATCTGGTGTATAGATTTCTCCATCTAAATACCAAGATTGAACTCCTTTAAACTTTTTACTTAGAACTTTTAAACAATCCTTTCGAATATGATCCATAAAATGGAACGGCTTGCCTTTACGAGTAACCATAATGATTTCTTTTCCATTAAAATGAGTTACACAACGAATACCATCATATTTTGGCTGACCAAAACAAGGTAATTTGATGTTGACTGCTCGTCCTGGCTTATCTAGTTTTTTCATATCAAAAGTATGAGCTAACATTGGACGAATAATAATAGTTGTCTTACTGCTGTCAGTAGAATAACCATCTTCATCTTTCTTCTTCTGCCATTTAGCTTTTGCTTCAAAAATAGCTTGATCCTTAATAGTATCTTTACTTTTAGCTCGGTTGACCTCTTTTAGATGGGGGACTTGTTTACCACCAATGGTACCGTGTGCTGTTTTGATAAAATACTTTGAATCATCTTCAACTACTTCAATGCACCAGGTGTATTTACTTTTAGTTATCTTATATAGATTTGGAAAAGATTTGACTGTTTTCATATCTATTATATTAGTTGATTGGTTATAAATATCATTTATAATCAATTTTAAAACCTACATAAATATATCTATTGATTAATACATATATGAATAGTTTATATTACTGGGGTACTGCTATTGCAATAGTAGGAGGATTATATTATTTTAAGACAGACATAATTGATAGTATTTTATTATACAAGGCAACCCGAAATGAAAAGAATGACAACATTTCTATAAAATTATATGATTCTAATAATACTTATATTACGTATACTAAGAAATTAGAAACATTTAAAGAATATAAAGATAGATATCCAAATATGAAATACGTTGATATTGATTATACACATAATAAAAAACAATATTCTGTTATTTTTGATAAGGATTTTCAGTTCCCATTGAAAATCGAAAATAATGTGAAAGGATATAAAAAAGAATTTTTAGCATGTGTTAGTAATGATGTTGATATAACAGAAAGATTAAATAAATTACTTGGACCAAATAGAGATTTTTATAAATCATTTGATTTAGAAATACCGGTAAAATACATTTCAGACAAAGATATTAACTGTACAGATAATCAATTAAATGAATATACATTAACAGTTAATGATATTTTACATTAATGATTTGTAATTTTTCCAGATCATTGTTATTAATTAATAAATGGTATTGAAAAAATAGCATTTATTATATTTTGAAATCTTAATACTTTAGAGAATTGTTCAAATCTGAATATTTCTTTCGTATTGGTATATATATATGAAAAAAATATTTGTATCAATTGCATGTTTTATGGATAATGATATAGTAAATACAATAGAAGATTGTTTAAATAAAGCAAGATTTCCTGAGAATATAATATTTGGAATATGTTTACAATCTGATGAGGATGATAAATGTTTAGATAAATATAAAGATAATAAACAATTTAAAATTATTAAACTAGATTGGCAAAAAGCACAGGGACCGACTTATGCAAGATATTTAATTAGTAAATTAATATTCGATGAAAACTATTTTCTACAAATAGATTCTCATACAAGATTTTTTGATAATTGGGATGAAATTGCAATTAATTGTTTACATGAGTGTAATGATTCGAATGCTATTCTCACTGCATTTCCAATATCTATTGAAAGAATGTATAATAAAAATATACCACTAAATATTTCAACAAAATTATTTCAATCTTTATCTTATAATTCTATAAAATTAGGATCAGTTAGTTGTCATAATAATTCATTTATAAAGACTTATTATCTTAGTGCCGCATTTTTATTTGGTTTAACAAAGTTTATAAAAGAAGTACCATATGACCCCTATTTAACTTATTCATATCAAACAATAGAACAACAATTTTATGCAATTAGACTTTTTACACATGGTTGGAATTTATATAAACCATCTAAACATGTATTAGCAACTCATTATGGTAAAACAAAACATATAGATAGTCATAATAATATTATACATGCTCCTAGTAATTATACAAGGGGTAAATTATCATGGAAAAGAGTTTCTTATTATTATGGGTTATGTCAATTAAATGATGTAGAATTAAAAAAAGACATTGATAAATATGGATTAGGTAATAAAAGAACATTAGATGATTTTTTTGCGATACATAATGAACCCGGTTGCATAGAAAAGATTATAAAAGGATTAAAATATAATAAAGGCAATTGGAATAAATTTAATTTTTATTGTTCAAATCAGATATTTTCAAATATCTTAACTAAGTCTAAATTATTTGTAGCTGGAAATAATATTCAGTTTGAATGGAATATACATACAAAAGTATATAATAAATTATTCCAAAATTATACTATGTCAAATGTGGCGTTTATAGATAATAAATATACTTTCTTCAAATTACTAGATTATAATAATATTGTAAACAGTCCTAAGACATATTTTGATGTTAATGATATTAAACAAAATAATGAAACTCATACTAAAAATTACTTTTTAAAATATGCTGGAAACAATGGTGGGAAAAATGTATTTTTATATAAAAATCTAACTGAAATAACTAAACATGTTAAGAATGATAATAGGTCTTATATAATTCAAGAAGAAGTCCCAAATATGCTATTAATTGATAATAAAAAATTTATTCTTAGAGTTTGGATAGTAATAGTTGATAATAAATTTTATATAACTTCAAATGGTTGTTGTATTGTACACGAACATATATATGATAAGAATTCTAATAATAGAAAAATACACATTGATCATGATATTAGCAAAATAACATACCGTAATTATAACAACGAACCTTTTTATAAAGATACCATTAAAAAAATTTGTATATCAAATACTAATATATGCAGTATACTCAAAAGACAATTTCAGTTTAAAAATAATTGCTACCAAGTACTTGGAATAGATATTATATTTGATAAGAAGTTAGATCCATATATTATTGAATATAATTCATGGCCAAATATGTCAGTACCATATGGATTATATAAAGGTATTTTAAAAGAGTTTTTTATAAATTTTTTAAATGATATAGTAATAAAGAAATTGAATAATCAACCTATTAAAGATACAGACTATTTTAAAGAATTAATATGTGATAAAGAATATATTTTTAAAATACCAAAAAAAATAAATAATAGTGAAATATCAGTTGTTGTTATTAATAATAATAATCATATAAATATTAAAGATAAATATAATATGAATGTAAGCTATTTTAATAAACTTAAGATAGATAAAGATACATACAATAAGTATATAGATAATGGATTAATAAATAATAATAGATATAAATTACGATTAGAACAAGTTTCAGTATGGCTGTCTCATTTACATATTTGGAAAGAAATGATAAAAAATAATGTAGAAAAATTATTAATTCTTGAAGACACTTGTAAGTTTGTAAGTGATTTTAATGAATCTTATAATAAAATTTTAACTCAATCTATATCATTAAAATATGATATTTTGTATATAGGATATAGTGGTATAAAGGCAATTGATAATAATTTATTTTTAATTGATAATGGGTGTCCACGATTAACTTCTAGTTATATTATAACAATAGATGGAGCTAAAAAATTAGTAAATAAGTTATCTTCAATAGATAATCCATTAGATGAGTTATTAGGTCAAATGTTTAATAAAAAAGAAATTAGTGGGTATAGAACTTCTAGATTATTGACTTATCAAAAATTTCAAATGAATAAGCCTGATAAATATTTAATAATTTAAGTATAAAATCAATAAATTATTGATTTACCAAAAAATATTAATTACTGCGTTTAAAATTTTATATCCATTTTTAAAAATATGGATTCTATACCACAAAATGGTATTAAAATTTATATTTTCATATCTATAAAGGATAAATTTCACTTTCAATAATTCCTTTATCATCATAAAAATGAGATTTCATTTTATATTGTGGTCTAGTTTCACCATTAACAAAAAAAGTAATTATTACCATTCTAGAACCCTTAGTAACTTGTAATACTTTATGGGTACATATACCAGGAAAAATAAATGCTGTATTAGCTTTTGGTTTTATTTTTAATCCATATTCTAATAAGTGAAACTCACCCCCTTCATAATCATCATTTAAAAATAATGTCATTGCATATTTTCTATGTTGATATGGGGCTGGTGTATCTCGGTGAGCGTGAAAACGCCCAGATGTTTCAGCATCATAAGAACATATTTTATAAGTTTCTCTATGTTTAATATCAAAATACAAAACTTTTTTAATTTCTGGTAATATAGATCTAGATATTTTATTATCCAATTCTTTTTCTAATTCTGAATCAGGATGTACATGTAATCTATTTTTGGTACTATGAGAATGTTCTGTTACTGAATTAGATTTTTTTTTTTTATTATAAAAATTTATTACTTTTTCTAACAATTCTTTACTTAATGCATTTTCAATAATAAGATAAGGAATATGAATATTATTAATTTTATATTTATTTATATCAAAAGTTGGATGTAATATATCATTAATAGTAGTAATATGTATAATTCTTCTATTCGGATTTGCTATATATACTTTAATTTCATCACCAATTTCAAATATTTTATTTAATTGCTCATCTAATGTGTATAAAATATTTGATGACAATTTACTATTTTTAATTGTAGATTTTTTACCAATAATAATTATATTAAAATCTGGTGTTAATGTATTCAATTTTAAATCATACTCAATAATATTTTTGATATCATTAACTGTTATAAAATAAAATGGTTTATCATTAACATAATTATGTATATGTTTTATTCGAGTAATTCCTTTTATTTTTAAAAGTGGAATAAAATCACCATTTTCTATTTTAAATATTTCTTTATCATTATTTGTAAAAGATATATCATCTGAATCAATAAGAGTTTCTTTATCATCTGACTCTATTAAGGATATTTTTGATTCTTCTTTTTTATAATATTCTGGATTAAATTCTGAATATAACATTTTACTATTACATTCTTTAAACCATAAATTGAAAGCATATTTTTCTCCTTCTTCAACCGGAAGTCCCGCATGTTCAGATAAAGGATGTTTAATATTTGTTTCTTTAATTGTATTATCAAATATTAATAATCTACCTTTTTTTGCTTCAACGGCAATATTAAGTTTTGTTATTTTTGTTCCTCCTCCTTTTTTAACATCATTTAAATAACACAAAGCTGTTTTAATTCGTGCACCTCCATATTTCATACATCTCAGTGTTTTTTCTGAACCATTGTGTTCCCAGCTATCATAATGTGGTCTATATTCTTGTGTCACACCATAATAAATTACTTGAAATGATTCTGCCCTTTCTAAAGGCATCTTTACAATTTTTGCAATTCTTTCTCCGATAGTTTTAGTTATTTCATCGTGATCATGTTTAATCCAAGTATTAAATCCTGTCCTACCTGATGATATCTTACCTTCTTTACCATAACTTACTAATGATCGTTTTAAAGATTCTTTTGATATATCAATAAAATGTTGACACTCTTCATCTGTTAAAATATTATCATATGTTGAAACATATGGATCTTTTGAATAAATTATATTATTTGTTTCTTCTGCAACTTCCATTATAAATATATTAATTAAATATATTTATAAATAACTATTATAACACACTAAATATTACAATATTAATTAAGTTTTACTGAGTTTTAAAAATAAAGTTTTTTATAGTTGCAAGTAATGAATTTGATTTTTGGGGGATTGTTTTTCGAACCTCTGAAAAAGTAGAATAACTCTGGAAGTCTTCTTTAATTGGTTGTACGGTATCATATTTTTTATTTTCTTTAATCTGTTTTAAAACATGACTAAGATTCTTATTTTGTTTTTCTGACATATATAATTAATTGCCATAATATTTATCATAATCTGATACAACTGTCTTGAACCAGTGTTTGACTATTCTATTGTTGGGATACATAACTTCTATTGGATTTGCTAATTTTATTCTTGTTCCAACATATTTATGTTCCTTATTAGATTTTGTATTTCTAATATTAATAACAATTAGTTGTGTATTTGCTAATTTATTATTGTGAATGTCATTCATTTTTGCCAATTTATTAATTATTTTTTTAGCTGCTTGTGATGGTGACCGAGCTTTATAATTTCCAAATGTATCTCCTTTTGATGGGAAATCAATTAATGTATAATAATTATATATCATATAATTATTATCTATATTATTTATTTATTTGAGCCAACAAGTTTTACATGGGGAATGTAAAAATACTTAACTGGTTTTTTTCCGGGGTATTTAACAATACGTGGCTTGTCAAGTTTCTTCATGTAGCCATAGTATGGACCGTATACCTTTTTGTTTGAACCACGTGTGGTTTCCTGGATTTCAAATGTAATACGGCATTTCTGCTTGTTACCTGATTTCATTGCTTTGCATTTAGAGGTGAAGGCTTTCTTCGCAGCATCTAACGGGGTTGGCTTGTTCTTAACAGTCTGGCCTTTTTTGGAACCACGTGAGTAAACATTTTTGATTTCGTATCTACCACCATTTACAATTTTCTCACCATCAAGGGTAATAAGACTGAAAGAGCGTACATCAGGAACTGATTTACCACCGGTCATAAAGTCTTCCTGAACTTTTTTAGCTCCGCAACTACCACCACCTTTTTTGAATGATCCAATTAAGGAATTAAGTTCTTTTAAATCTTTCTGAAATTGTTTTTCGGAATAAGTAGGCATATTATAATATAGGTAAATATTTTTTTTTCAATATAAACTTAAATAACAGAGACATCGTTATAAGAATGGTAATAACAATACTAAATCCTATTATCGTTTTATTGTATTTTGATAAGTTACTCATTGTAAAGTTCTCATTACTCGAATGTTTAAAAATATTTTTAATTGTATTTGTGTGTTTATTTCTTTTTAACATAAATTTCCCGTGTTCTTCGGTTGATTCGCTCATTATATAGTATATCTTTATTTTTTAAAAACATATAATTCCATATCTGTATCATCATAGAATTCCATTTTATGTGTATTATGTAATTTAAATCCAACTTCTAATATTTGTTTAATTGTTTTTTCTTTATTTTTAGGAATATGTAATGTGGTTTCTTGCATTCTAATCTTTTTGGTTTTATTCAGTGTGTATTTTTCTTTGTATGTTACATTATTATCATTCTTAATATAATAAGCATCGTGGTTAAAATTGGGAAACTCTGTGTATGAATGGAGATTCTTATAATCATCAACATATAATGTACTATAATTTCTAGGAGATGGTACTAATTTACCATAATCAAATATATGAATGAATAAATAACCGTTTGGTTCTAACCATTTATAAAAGTTTTTAAGAATAATTGCTTGATTTTTATAACTATTATGATATAATGTTTCTAATAAACATAAAATATGACTAAATTGTTTTATTTTAAATAATCCGGGATTAACAAGATTTCCTTCTACAAATTTCCCCAATGGAGAATTAATTTTTGCATGTTTTAAAAACTCTTTTGAAACATCCACTCCAATTATATTATAATTCTTAAAATATTTATAATATTTACCAGTTCCAGTTCCGGCATCTAATAGTCTACTATTATTATTTAATGTTTTCTTAATAATTTTATAATCATAATCAAATACAAACTTTTCATTGAAAACTATATTATAAAATTTAGCATACACTTCATCAATATTATCTAATAAATTTAAATAATCTTCAAAGTATTCGGTTCTATTTTTTGAAGATTTATATAAATAATATAAAATAATAATAAATAATACAAATATTAAAATTCGTTTCATATAGTATATTTAAATATAAATTATAATATATTAACTAATGAATTCAGACAACACAGAACAGAAAACACTTCCTAAAATGGATGAAAGTAAATTAAATAAAGATTCAAAAGAATATATTATTAAGATGATTCTTGAAGTACTTGATTATACTAGAAATAATAATGTAAGTAGAATTGCTACAATTGAAAAATTCACAGAATATTACGAAAACTATCCAGCATTAGTTACAAAAATAGTAGATGATCCTCATAATTTTGAAATGAAAAGAATTATCGAAATGCTAAATGTCAGAGAAAAGGTAGTCAAAAAGGATGTTAGTTATGATGATGCCTCATTATATATGGGACAAAGATACTATGATGAGTATGTTAAAGGAAAGGTACCAGATGATAAGTAATTAAATACCATAAATATTATGCCATTCTATTGCTAATTTTTTTTGCTTTATTATTATTTCAGATTTATCAAACATTGTAAAGTTTTTAGCATGATTAAGTGCTATATCTAAGTAATTCAATTGTTGATTATAAAATTTTATATTATACTCATTTATAATATGAATAAAATCATTAGTTAATGTTGTAATATTTAAATCTAGTGTATTTTCATTTAATCCCATTAATAATTCTAATAGTTCATCTAATTTAGTATTATTAATTCCTTTGAATCCTTTTAATATAACATATTTTTCGGAGTTTAATACTCTACTAGTTTTAGGTTTACAAATAGTAAATTCATCAAAATATTCATATAATAATCCTAGTATTTTAATAGTTACTATACGGAATGTATCAAAAATTTTCATAACATATGAACCTCCCTTTTTAAGAATCATAAATGTTGTTAATATTTCCCCTAAGAATAATTTATATGATAATTGTTCTTGTTTATTATAATTAGTAGAATAATCTACAGCACCATCCGCTGTAACAAAATCAACTTTGGTATCTATATATTTCATAAAGCCAGTAATATCATTTTTCTGACATAAATCGCCATAGATTATCTTTGTATTTATAAAATCATTTATTTTTAAATTATTCCATTTTGGAATATCATTGTCATTGTCTGGTGGTAGAGTAACTCCGTATATACTGACTTGTTTATTTTTGACCTTACTGAAATTATATATAGCTTCAATAAATCCACCGGGTCCTTCTGCCAAACATGCCACTCTATTCTTATTACTATCTAATAAATTATAATCAGAAATCATTTCTAACATTTTATAATATGACCGACTTATAGGCTTATAATTATTTTTATTAATATTGTGAATTAATTCATATGGATTTGAGATTTTCTTGATTTTATTCCACATTTTAACATATTTATCTATACAATTCTTCTTATCTTTAATATTCTTTTCAAAATCTTTATAAATAATATACTTACTTTCATTACCTTCTGATACTAGAGTAAACATAATACATATATATATTCTATGTTTTAAATAAAAACGAAATAATATAATATATAAATCATTTTAATAGATTAAATACTATAACATGTCAGACAAAATCAAACATTCGAATAATCCATCTAAGCGAGAGATTCAGTACAATGGTTCTGTGTATACTGGTTATTCTGGTGAACCAGTTAGTGGTGAAACAGATTGGTATACCCGTGGATCAGACAATGATTACTATTGGATGATGGAAGGAATCATTGATAAGACGGATCCCCGTGGTTCTATTTACCAGAAGTGTAAGACTCATACTTAATTTTATAATATAACATAACAATATATGAGTTACTTAGGTATATTAAATAATAGTAAACTATTAAGTGGGTTAGCAATGCTTTTAATGAATCTAGGTGGTAGACATATTGCAAAGGAAATACCAGAGTTTTTCGATGATTTATTTGATAAAAAAATTGTACGAATACTTGTTGTATTTTGTATAGCTTTTGTTGCCACAAAAGATATTAAAATTGCACTATTAATAACATTATTATTTATATTAGTTTTTACATATTTATTAAAAGAAACAAGTAATAGTTGTATAATACCAAAACAACTTTTAAAAAAAAAAGATATAACAAAAAAAGAATATATGGAGGCATTAAATACTATTAAAAAATACCGTTCCAATAAAACTGCGTAATATTTAAGTAAATAGTTTCTTATAAAATATATAAATGAGTATAGTGAAAGATGACAGTAAAATTACGATACCCTCAACTCCCTCTAGTGGAAATTCGGTGAACAATATATCTGTTTCTAAAACAAGAGTCCCTTTAGATGGTCTTGGATTTCTTGCGAACCCTAAAAAAACATCTGATATGTCATCCGATGAAGAAGATAATGATGTGCCTGATATAAACTTGTCTGGAGTAGAGGATAATGATACTGATGAGGACGATGAGGATGATAATGATAATGATGATAATCCTTTTTCTACAATGTTTACAAATAACAATAATGACGACGATGATGATGATGACGATGATGATGATGATGATGATTTTGAAGAGCCAAAAAAACCAATGTCATATGAAGATATAATTACAGAGAAACAAGATTTATTATATAAATTAGATAAACTTGAAAGACAAGGTTACAGAATATCTAGAAAATACACACTCGCCTCTAATTTAGATGATATCAGATATGAACATAATAAAGTAAAAAGACAGAGAGATGTTGAGAAGAGTATTCGAATGTATAGAAAAGTTCTAATGGGTTTTACGAGTGGTACTGAATATTTAAATAAAAAGTTTAACCCACTTGATTTAAAACTTACTGGATGGTCAGAAAGTCAGATGGAAAACATTAATGATTATGATGAAGTATTTGAAGAATTACACGACAAATATTCAGATACTATTAATATGGCACCTGAATTAAAATTAATGTTTATGGTTGGAGGAAGTGCATTTATGTTTCATTTAACAAATACATTATTCAAGAATAATGCACCCAGTTTAGATGAAGTACTTAAGAAAAATCCAGATTTAATGAGAAGTTTATCCCAGGCTACCTTAAATACAATGAATGGTAATATGGGAGGTGCTTCAAATCCAATGTTTAATATGATGTCTCAGGGAATAGACGTTGCATCAAATGCTCGGATGGGAAGACGACCAGATCCTAGAGCAGAATCATCTGGTAGTTCAAGAATGAAAGGTCCAAGTGGAGTAGATAATATTCTCAATAATCTAAATGAAACAACTACTCAAAATAGTAGAAGAAGACAGAAAGCAAGTTCAGGAATTAATATTGACTTTTAAATAAAATAATAATTTAATTAAATTATTATTTATAATATTATACTTTCAAGGTTATTATAACTATCAAGATAGTAATCTGTTAGATCATTTAATTTTTTATCTTGATAAATATTGAAATCTCTAAATTCTAAATTATTAAAGCATATTCTATCATCGTCAGTTAAAAGATCATAAATAATATCATTATTATTTCCTAATCGTTCACCGACATCTTTAACAAAACAATACGTATCATTATGATATATAACTGTTAATCCTGATACTATTATATCTTTATATTTATATAAAATAATATCTTTATTATTTGATTTAACAATACCTATAATTTTAGAACCATTCACTGTATCACCAATTTTCAATTTACATATTGGTATTACTCCTTTCCATGTTTTTATTTTGGTATTTTTATGAAATCCAGGATTATAATATTTATCTTTATTATTTTGTTCAACAATTAGAATACCTGTATTCAAATAATTTAATTTGATTAATTCATAATCATATAATAGTTTTTTATCAGTTGATTCGTGATAATCTTTAAATCGAATACCATTTATATTTATTTCAGCTGTATTTGTTTCCAAACAATATATAAATGGTTTATCGTATTTAATTTCTTTTGCGATTAGACTATCTGCAACTCGAATCCATTTATTATTTTCAAATACACAATGTGATCCACTAACAAGAATGTCATTATAATTATACATTTTATTACCATATGATGAAAATTTAAAAATAGATGATACTTTACAGTTAGTATTTAATAAATCACCGACTTTAATATCTTTAATATATTTTCCATTATTCATTTTTGTATGTTCATCAAAACAGAAAACCCTAGATACTGTTCCAAGAGGTCCATTCAAGATAGATTCAAATGTATAAGTAATATCAGTTAGTGCTAAAAATAATGAATTGAACATTGAACTAAGTGATGAAAAAATTGATACTAATCTCTGAATAAGTGCTCTAATTCTAAGATATATATTATTTAATTTAGTATACGTATCAATAGTTGTCCTTTTAATAGATTCACGCATATAATTTATCATTTTTCGTTGTTCTTGAATATCACCTGCCAATGCTGCTAATGTTTCCTCAATTGTATTAATAGCTACTTTAAATGGTTTTAAGAATGAATGAATAAGAGAAGCGAACATTGTGGAAAAAGTATCACTTGGATAATATAACCATTTTAATATACCATCTTTTTGATTAGTAGTTGGTTTTCCATTATCTACTATATTTTCTTCTCTTTCTTTTTCAGCTTCATCTTCTGCTTTAGTAACATCAACTGAAATTGCATTGCTTAATAAATAAATAGAATATGCTATAATTATTCCTGAAATTAGAATAGTATATTTTTTTTTATGATAATAAATATGTTGCAATGATAATATTACAGAGTCAAACATTAATTTAATATAATCTTTTAATAAATCTGTACTTTCTGTCTTTTTATTAGACATATATTATTATATATATATTATATTAAAAATTGAACTACCGAGAATGGATCATAAATAATACATTTTAGAAAACTATAATTATAAATAAATTGATATAATTCTGTTATATGTTCATCATTCCATGAGTCAGAATACATTAAATAACCAATTAATTCATCTGTATTATTATTACGCTTCACATAATACATATTCCCAAGACCAACATTAACAATTGTATATATTTTACCAATCTTATTACTAAAAATATGAGAAACCATTTGAATAACAGCATGTGGTAAGTCAGATTCTGAAATTATATTTTGATTACTTGTTATTCTTATTCTTTCTGCACACGAATAACACATTATGTTATGTCCACAATCTGGTAAATAAATATTGGCAATATTATCTGAACAAATACAACAGGTCTTATCAGATCCATTTACTTTCATATACGATGTAAATATATTATCAACTCTACACAGTGGACATTTTATTTCAATTATTTTTTCTTTAGTGTTTATTAAATTACATTCAGTAATTGAATGATTCCCTCCACAATATTCACAAATATGATAAGATGATATATGTGTCCATGGATTACTACATTCTGGTTTAGTACAGTGAAACACAGTTGGTATTTTTTTATCAATTATATCATTTGCTTTTTTAACAGATTGTGCATCAATACAATCAATTATACCATGACCGAACTGTTTACATTTAACGCACCGATGCATAGAAGATACGTGAGAATATCTATCCTTACAACCTAATATTTCGCAATATGATGTCATATATAATATACAAATAATTTATTATACTTTTCTAAAAAATATATAAAATTATTTAATTAAAATGATTTTATATAATAAAAATATATTTTTATTTTTATATTTATAATAATTGGCGAATAATACTGTATGCTCTTAGTGGAGTAGAATTATTATGTTTAATTTGTTCAGATACATAGTTTTGGTAACATTTAATTGCTTTTTTATTCAATGGGTGTAATGTTTCACATTCAATATTATTTACACTCATTTTACTATGTTTAAATCCACTAAGTAATACATTGTAAACTGTCTCATTTACTTCAACTTCTGTAACTGTATTACCATTAATTAATTGTTGTGCTAGAAAAGAATTGTTGTTGTAATATAATTTATGTGCGTGTGTTACAAAAGTATCACAGAATGGAACCAATGGGGCTAATGCATTTTTATTAATTTTAACAATGGTACCATTTAATTTATGTGAAACAATATTTAAAACTTTATTTTTATTGATATAATCACCTGCCTGAACATTTTCAATATTTTTATATCCAAGTGTATCCACTAACACTCGTGATCCTTTTAAAAAACAGATATTGGAACCGATAGAATTATTTAAGTTAATTGCCACCCCTAAAGAACCCGAACTTAATTCAATAGTTGCATCGGGATTACCTATATATTCTTTTAGTTTTTTTATGATGTTGTCTTTATGTGATTGGTCAAGCTTATCAAAATCTACATTCTTAAATTTAAATTTGAATGTATCATTATTATTAGCATCAGTTCCAATCTCAGTCACCTCAGTATAAATGTCTATATTAGAATTTGTTTTAATATTATTAACCGACTCAAGTATCTTAATTATACTATCTGTAGTTTCTTTAAATGATGTAGTACTACCAACTAATGTATCTATTTTAGACACATCGCTACTACTTATAGTTGTTTTTAGACTATATTTAATAGTCGTTTCCATTGTTTTCCAAGATGTAAATATACCACCACCTATTACATAATAATTAAGATTAGTCAGTTCACCAATATCAACAGTAGTCTCTTCAGACATGATCATGTAAAAATCTAATAATGTAACACCAACACCATTGGCGTTATTTTTGAGTGCTGTTATATCTAGTGCTTTCTTAATATAGTCAGTCTGCTCAATCGCAGACCTATCCGAAGGATATACGCCAGTATCAGCTACCTCGGTTTCATCAATCTTATTTTTTCCTACGACAATGTTATTTGTGATTGGTTCACCGTCATACATTCCGAAATGATTCTCCTTAAACGCATCAACATGTATTTCCATTTGAAAATATGCTGTTAGGATAAATGTGCCAATTCCCGCAATAATGTTTTGTTTTTCGGCATCGGTATATGATGATGATGATAATATATGTTTTCCTAACATTGAGAGCTCCTGAATGTCTACTATGAGTGAGCCTTCTGGTATCGCATCATTGATCACTTCTATCTTTCCTTTAAATTCCGCCCCTGTAATTATCTCAAACTTTGTAGGATGAGTTCCGTATCTTATAACAGCATCCCCATAATAAGCTGAAGTATTATCCAAATTACCTTGATCAAAATTAATTTCGAATCCATTAATAATATTTTTAATTGTACGATGTTCCATTGTTATTATATTATATACATATAAAATAATATTCATTATAAGTAATTAAAATAACTTTAATTAATATATGTCATTGAAAATATTTAAATCAACTAAATATGGCAAAGATAGACCCCAAGATAATTTTTATGACTATGTAAATGCGAATTGGATCAAACATACAAATATACCAAAAGACAAAAGCAGAATAAGTAATACAGAAATAATAGAAGATAAAATTAATCTTCAATTAAAAGATATAATTAAAAAATTATCTAAAAAAAATATAATAAAAAAATATTATAATTCTTTTACAAATATAAAAAAAAGAAATGAAATGGGATTTCAACCAATTTATCAATACCTTAATATCATTGATATTTCAAGTAATTATACAATATTAAAACTATTTCTTGTATTGGGTATACCAACACTATTTGATTTAAATAAATCAGTTGATTTATATAAAAATGATAAATATTATTGTTTTTTAACAGAAGATAATAGTGGATTACCAACATTTTATTATAAAGATAAAAAATATAAATCAATTCAATCTAAATATAAAAAATTAATTAAAAATATGTTTAATTTAATAGATGAAGAGTGTGATTCAACAAGTATCTATCAAATTGAAAAAAAACTAGCACAAAAAATGTTAACACCAATAGAGAAGAAAGATTTAAAAAAACTATTTAATAAAGTAAATAGAAAAAAAGTATTAAATAATAAATTTAATAAATTATTGGATGATTTTAATATTCCAACACTGATATTAATTGATAATTTAAATTATTTTAAGTATATACAAAAAGTATTAGAAACAGATTTAAAATTATTTTTTAAATGGAAATTATTATTATTTTCCGCACCATATTTATCTGAAAGTTTTAGTGATCTAATTTTTGATTTTTCTAGTAAAAATATGTTAGGAGTAATAGACAAATCACCACTTTGGTTAGATGGGATTTATTTTATAAATACAACTGTTAGTGAATTATTAGGTGAGAGATATAGAAAGAAACATTTCACAAAAAAAGAAAAAAACAATGTAATAAAAATGATTGAAAATATAAAAGAGTCTCTTAAACAAAAAATAACAAATAGTAAAATGATGACAGCTGATACAAAAAAAAATGCCTTATTAAAAATAAAAACTTTAAATTATAAAGTCGGTTATCCTAAAACATACAATACCTACAAAGGATTGAAGTCATTTAATCACCCACTCAATAATTTATTTTCATATAATAAATATTATTTTCTACATTATATATTACCTAAAATTGATAAAAAAATAGATAATTCTATTTGGGAAATGGACTGTTATAAAGTGAATGCTTATTATGAACCTGTTTATAATGAAATTGTTTTACCTGCTGGTATTTTACAACCACCCTATTATGATATTAACGCAGATAATGCATTAAATTATGGATCTATTGGAGCTGTTATTGGCCATGAATTAACCCACGGATTTGATGACACTGGTAAACAATTTAATGAAAATGGTATAATGAAAAATTGGTGGAGAAAATCAAACTCCCAACAATATAATAAAAAAATGAAATTACTTATCAAACAATACAATAATTACACATTATATAATGAACAGATTAATGGGCAATTAACAATTGGAGAAAATATTGCTGATTTAGAAGGTTTTAAAGTAGCGTTTGACGCTTTTTTAAAACTTAAGAATTACTCAGTTGATAATTTATCTCCTGAAAAAAGATTTTTTATTGCGTTTGCTATCTGTTGGAGAAGTAAACAAACTAAAAAATCTTCATTATTTAAAATGTTATTTGATACACACTCTCCACCTAAAATCAGAGTAAATGGTGTTCTGAGTAATATTTCTGAATTTTATAAAGCCTATTGTGTTCATAAAGATGATGAAATGTATCGTGATAAATTAATATCGTTTATATAATTATATGCCTAAAGTAAAAATATCAGGGCCAATTTCAAACAAAAATCCTTAAGATGTATTGAAATAAAAGATTTTAATTTTAATTAGCTCATCTGTTACTGGAGTATTTAAAATAATTGTTTCAAAAAGTCAATGTCATTAAAATATAGAATTTAATGTATATATGATTTGATTAACAACAAACTCTTTTTGTTTTTGTCTATTTAAATTAGGGCGACATCTCATTCTAAAACTATGATTTTTATTCTTGTACAAAATAGAATAAAAAACAACACTAGTTAGTTCAATATTAAGTGGTTCTAAATAACCAGTAACACTAACATAAATATCGGCGTTAATTTGTTTTTGTAATCCAATATTCATTAAATTGGCACATTTTTTACTATAAATTATTGTATGTTTGGGTATATTCAAAAAAGTATATTTAATAGAAGAATTATATGCTACTACACCACCCATTAAATATCTACTTGAACCATATACATTGCTTAGAGTATTAGCTAGTAACCCACTAGTACAACTTTCAGCCACAGCAATTGTTAATTTTTTGTTAAATAATTTTTGTGAAAGTTTTAACATATAATTATAACTATAAGTTCTTATTTAACTACTACTTTAATCTTTTTAATTTTTTTACTTGTTGTTTCTTGTAATTGTGAGGCTGAAATACCAATTTCAAAATCATCATCCATAATTGGTTCATCATTAAATGTACTATCAATTTTCTTTTCTAATGATTCCATATCTTCCATTGATAATTCAAGATTTTCAGAATCATCATATACATTACTGAGCAGCTTTTCTTCATCTAAAATAATATCACTGAAGTTTGTTCCTGTTTTTACAAATTGTCCCATCATTACATTTGCTGATACTCCATTACATTTATCTGTTTCTGCAAAAATACCAGCATTTAGAAAAATATCATTAATTTCCTCAAACGATGCTTTTGCAATTGGACCACGTTCCATTGATTTATTAATACCATGGCGACGAATAACCATAATAATACCCTTATATGTCATTAAATCTGTTAGTAATTCAATATGTCTATTTAATAAATGATAACTTTCGAAGATAGACGTGAACTCTTTAATATATTTACTTCTAACACCTTCAATTCCAAAAATCTTATAAATCTCATTAATATCATTTGTTGTAGTTCGTGTTTTGTCAATATAATCACAGCACATAATATCTAATAGATTTGTTCCATCAGTATTTAATGTGATTTCTTTCTGTGTTTCAGCAACACCATCTGGATAGTATTTTACAATATTCTTCTCTTGCATCTCAACACGTTTAATATTTTTAATACCTCGTAATGTAATGTCTAGAATCTGTTTTTCAATGACTTTATAAAAATCAATATCATCATCTTCTTGCATTGTGAGTTTTAATTTTAATACCAGCGTTTCTGAATTATTATCACTAATTCGTGAAGTAATATATTCATCAGATACTGTGTTAAATAAGATAGCATCTTTAATATTATTCATATTAATATTTTTTTTGAGGATTGATTCTTTGTCAAAATATAATTTTAATGACCAATTTGATAATTCTTTTTCTTCTTCAACATTTAAGATCTTATTAAATAAATTAAATGTTGTCCATAAAAATTCATCTTCCTCAGTTTCAATCTTTGGACCATCATAAATTAATTCTGTTTGACTGATAATATCTCGTAATTGAGTGTATTCGAACTGGTATTTTAATTCTTCTGATAATTCTTTATTATTCTTTAATTTATCAGATAAATAAATTGTCATTGATGGTGTTTTCATATTTGCACTACTTGTATTATTCAGTAATTCATCAAGACGAGGAACACCCTGTGTAACAACTACTGACTGTGATCCAACACCCGCAAAGTGGAAAGTATTTAATGTATTATGTGTTAATACGCCCCAATCATTCATAAATGTCTGATTACCGGGTACAGTAAAATCATATACATATTCTTGTGGATCATCTAATATATCAATACTTACAATTTCATCCCATACAACATCTGATTGAACAGCCTGTTCTAAATATTTAATTGATTCATCAATATTAATCTTTTGTTTAATAGAAATCTCTTTAAACTCATTAATATATTTTTGTAATGTTCGTCTACCAATACTCTCTTTACTCTTCCATCTACCATAAATCCGACTATGATTCGTGATTTGTAATTTTTTACCACATTCAGCTACTAAATCACCAATTGCGGGGATTTTATCAATATAGTCTGCGACATCATGTTGATTCTTTCTATCATTATAATTAATAATCTCAATTAATTCTTTATTAAATGAATCATTATCTGTTCCAATTTGTTCTTGATAGTAATTTACATATTTATTTATAATAGTCAAATAATATGTATTCTTAACTGTTTTAATTGTTGTAAAGATATTGAAATAATTAAATAGAATGCTAATATCTTTAACCTCAGATAAATTAGAGGAATAAATATGTAGTAATTTATTTCTTTTATTGTTGATAACATTTCCCTGTTGATCACAATAGCCTCTTAGAAATCCTGTCTGAAACTCTTTTGGTGCCGTATATGTGAATTGTGGAATCTTTTTATCATCAGTACAAACTGTCTTAATAAAATCCGATAATGTATCATCTACTAATTTAAGTTTGTTATTATGTAATTCTACTTCATAACCTAATGTACTAAAATAATCAATATATTTACTTACATCATATCTAATAATCTTTTCAGATGCTAAATATACACCAATTAACCATCCTAACTCAAATGTTAAATTAAAATCACCTACTTTACTTACTACGTCTAAATTATATTTGATATTTTTAAGAATTGGAATACGCATTCCAGTTTTTAAATCACTTCCATTAATTGGCATTACTTTATTATTTTTTCTAGTTAAATGACTATGTGATAATGTTGTTGTAATCGTTCTACCACTCTTAGTTGTGACTTTAACAAGTCCACCATTTGCCATATGACGACTAATATGTGAAATTTTATTCCATCCAGTTTTCTCTGTTTCATTAACTCCAATAATATAATATGAAGATTCATCTGATAATTTCCCTTCAATACTTCCTTCATTTAATTCTACAATACTATTTTCTTTATCATTAATGATATCATCAATGAAAGTCGATACTGCTCCATTATAGTATTTATATTCTTTTTCTGTATTCTTTTTATAAACAATTTTTACATTTTCACTACTAATAATACTCATTTGTGTGGAAGGTTCGCCCAATGAATGAGCTGCAACAATACCAACATTCTCACCAGGAGCGACAAATGCTTCATACATTTTTAATTTCAGATGATTAATAATATAATCAAACATCTGTTTAGTTAATTTATATTTAATAATACATCTCTTGGTAGATAATTCAACTTTAATTAACATTCTAAGAAGTGTATATTGTTCATCAAACTTGAAAAACTTAAGAATTGAATCTTCTAATCCTTGTAATGAATCAATAATATATTTAGGAGTTAAATCTGAAATCTTAGAACCATCAAACTTTTTAATTGTATTGTAAATTAATCTTCGTAAATTAAATGGTGCTCGAATATCAGTTGGATTTAGAAGTACTAGATTTTTACAAATTGTTTCACGTAATAGGGTTCGTGAACTCATCAAATAATTAAATTCATTATCTAGAAGATTATTTCTTTCAGTCTCCGTCTGTAATTTAGAATATGCCTTCGACGAAATAATTAATTTCCAATTAATATCATCTGAGATTTTAAACTCTTCACCCATTTGAAGATTACTATATTCTAGAAGTTTAAAACTTTGTTTTTCAATTTTGGTTGGATCAAATGCATCACCACCGTAACTAAGTTGTACAATATTATTTTGTGTATTTCTAACCGTGTAATCATGTCGAACAATCATATCTTCCAATGCCTTAATCAAACGGCGTGAAATATAACCAGAATGTGCTGTTCGAATTGCAGTATCAATTAAACCAGTACGACCTGCCTTTGCGTGAAAGAAATTTTCAACTGGTGTCATTCCAACTGCATATGAGTTTTTAATAAATCCACGACTTGAAGGTGATTCATCAAACTTAGGAAAATGTGGAAGACTTCTATTAGTGAAATCATCACCAATACGACTACCCCAAATCGATTGTTGTCCAACAGCTGACATGATCTGTTGAATATTAATCATTGAGCCTTTTGAACCAGATTTAATAATTGAATATAATGAATTATCACTCCAATTTTCTTTAATATAATTTTCAATAATTTTTCTACCGTCGTTTTCACCATCTCCTAAAATCTTTCCAACTCTTGTTTCAAAATATGCTTTCTTCATAGAAGCATCAATATTAATAGTATCTTTTCCTTTATTAATATTTCCAATTAATTCATATACATCTGAGATCGCTTTATCAATTACATTATTAACTTCTTCTCTTACTTTCTTGGGTGCAACAATATCACCAAATCCAATACTAAATCCTTGATCAACCATCCAACGAATAATTAATGATTGAATTGAGTTTAAGAAATTCTTACATTCAATATTACCATAAATACTATGAATAGTTCCAATTAAATATTTATTAATAAGATCTTTATCTAATTGACCATATTTCATTACACCATTTTCAAAATAACAATTTTCTCCACTGTCATTTTTCATTTTAAGTGTTAATTCTGGAATAATTTTTGAAAATACCTGTTTACCATCCCAATATTTAACTTTACCCACTGTATCAGTTGGTGCATCAATACGATTATCATTAAACTCTAAAAACATTAGTAAATTATTAAAATCATAACCACTAATTCGTGTATCTTTTTTTGTAAATAAATATGATCCAATTGCTGAATCTTGAACAATCTTAATAATTGGAGTTGAATGAGATGGTGAAATAATTTGTGTAGAAACTAATGCTAATCTTTCTAACTCAACTCTTGTCTGAATACTATCAGGAACATGCATATTCATTTCATCACCATCGAAATCAGCATTATATGGTGTTGTAACTGTAACATTTAATCGAAATGTATTATCATTAACAACCTTAATACGGTGAGCCATCATACTCATTCGATGAAGAGATGGCTGTCGATTGAATAATGCGATATCCCCATCTACTAAATGTCTGAAAACAATATCACCATATTCTAATTTGATTTTAGTTGGATCAATGTATTTTAATGAATAATCACGTGGTTCTTGATTCTCAATTAATTTACGAATAAACTTGGCACCTGGATATTTATTTGGACCATTGCGAACATAATCATACATTTTTGTAATATTGTATTTATTTACAATTTCTGGATAGGTTAGATTCATAGCCATCTTAATGGGTACTCCAAATTGATCAATACTAATATTTGGATCGACTGAAATAACTGTACGAGCAGAACGATCACATCGTTTCCCCATAATATTACCTCGCATACGACCACCCTTTGCTTTTAATCTTGTTTTAAGTGTTTTGTATGGTCGACCGGAACGATCAATTAAAGATGGAACTTTTGGAATCTCATTATCGATATATGAAGCGATTAAACATTGTAAAGCACCTTCATAAATATTTATTGTTTTCTTTTCTGCACCAGATGTAATTTTTTGTCGTAATTGATTATTTTGTTTAATAATTTGAATTAAATGTCGTGTTAAATCATCTTCGGCACGCATATTATTATCTTGTTTAACAGATGGTCGTACATATGGTGGTGGAACAGGAAGAACTTTGCAAATTAACCATTCAGGTCTACTGTATTTATTAGATAGACCAAGTAGTTTAACATCTTCCTCAGTAATATTTTTAAGAATATTATAACATAACTCTGGTGTAAATACTTGATGAATATTTGTTTCTTTTGATTTTAATACTGCTTTATCAAACTCACCGACAATTTGTACAATATTACTTTGATCTAGAATTTTATCAGAGTTTAACTTAATGTATTTTTTAGGTTGAATTGCGTGACATCCACAATTGTATTGACATTTTTTATTTTTACTTGCAATAGATTTATCATACACAAAATTAAATCTAATTTTACCTGTCCTTTTTTTAATTTCATTTAGGATCATTGGATTTGATTTATCAATTAAAATATTTGAACAACGAAAACAAACACATCGTAATATTTTAATAATATATGGAATAAAATGATAATAAAATACAGGCAATGCTAAATTAATATGTCCAAAATAACCAGGACACATTGTATTGTCATTCTCATCTGTTGGACATGTTCGACCATCGTCCAATACTCCCATTCTGGGATCAAATAAGCCATTAATTTTTGGATTAGAACCATCATATGTTTCTGGTAATGTAACTTCGCAAACAGAAGATTTAATAATACTTTCTGGACTTAGAATACTGAACTGAACTTTCCTAACAGTTTCTACGTCTTCAACATCATCCAGTTTGTAAATTAATTTTGACATTATAATATAATCATTATATATTTTTATATATCATTTCTAATTTCCTTTTTTTTATTAATTTATATAAAAAATAAGTATCTATTATAAATATATGGTTAAACGAAAAAATGATAACGATACAGATAATTCATCCCCAAATAAGAAAAATAAACAGGACGATGTTGAAAATATTAATGTTCTTATAAAAAAAATACCAGATGATTCAGATGATTCAGATGATTCAGATGATTCAGATGATTCAGAATACACATATAATTCTACTGAAAGTGATAAAAGTAATAAAGTAGATATTGAAGATGAAAATATTGAAGATACTGATGATGAAGAAGAATCGGATGTTGAAGAAACACCAGAGGATAAAGAATTTATTGATAATGATGATAATGATGATGTATTTATATTAAAAATGAATGATGGTGGGGAAGGTGATAAGGATGATGAATTAATTGATATTACCAGATTCTTAATTAATCGGACTTTTAGAAATCTTCATCAACAAATTATGGACGATAAAGATGATGAAGATTATGAAGAAGATGATCCCTCTTGTCAAAAAGAAGAAGTAGATAAGTATCATAAAACATATACACAAGATGAATCAAAATATTTAAAAACATTAACGATTGATGAGAGAACAAAAATAAAAAATATAAATAAAGAAGTATTGGAATATTTCAATTCAGGTGATGTGCCACTTAAAATAAAAATACTAAACTCAAATATTTCATTGTCTGCAAAATCTTCAATAATTGATAAAATTAATACATTTAATAAAATGTCATCAAGAGAATCAGAATATGGTAAAATGAAAAAATATATGTCATTATTAAATAAAATACCATTTAATACTTACATTAAAATGCCAATTAAAAAAAATGATAAAACTATTAAAATAAATCAATTTATAAAAAAATCGTATAAATATTTAGAAGATTCTATTTATGGACAGGAAGAAACAAAAATTAAAATTTTAGAAATTCTAGCAAGGTGGATTTCTAAACCAGAATCATCTGGTGCTGTATTAGCTTTAGAGGGACCACCTGGTGTTGGTAAAACAACTATTCTTAAAAATGGATTAGCAAAAGCTTTAAATAGACCAATTGCATTTATTCCTTTGGGTGGTGCAACAGATTCATCCTATTTACTTGGACATAATTATACATATGAAGGTGCAGTATGTGGAAAAATTGCAAATATAGTTATGGAAACTAAATGTATGAATCCAATTATCTTTTTTGATGAATTAGATAAGGTTAGTGAAACAAAACATGGTGAAGAAATTATTGGAGTTTTAACACATTTGACAGATCCAAGTCAAAATGATGAATTTTATGATAAATATTTTAGTTCTATTCCATTTGATTTATCTAAATGTTTAATTGTATTTTCATATAATAATCCACATAAAATCAACTCAATTTTAAAAGATAGATTAACGGTCATTAATGTTCCTGGTTTTAAAACAGAGGATAAAATTAAAATTGCAACAGATTATTTATTAAAAGACATATTAGAAAATATTGGATTAAAAAAAAATAGTATTATTATAAATGAGGAATCCTTAAAATATATTATTAACTCATTTACAAATGAAGAAGGTGTTCGTGAATTAAAAAGATGTTTGGATAAAATGATAATGAAAATTAATCTAATGCGATATTCTGATATCAAATTAAATTATAGGATAGATAATATTAATTTTCCATATACAATTACACGAGAAGACATTGATGGATTATTGGAAAAAAAAGAAAAAGAAGAAGAAAATGAGAGTTGGAAACATATGTATATTTAAAATGATCCATTTGGGAAATTTTTGTTATTTCCTCTTTGTTCGCCAATAAATTTTCTCTGTTGGGGTGTTGTGCATACACATCCCTGATCGGTTGAATATGTTGATGGACAGCATTCTGGACTTGCTTTATTTTTTGCAAACATAAACATTGAATCTTTTGGCAATGTCATGAATTGCATTTCATGTTTTAGTGGCAGTGGCGTGCCCTGTGGAACAAAAAACTTACCTTCTAATAATTTATTATCTGATGGGGAATGTCGCCAATCACTTCCACCAGCTGGTTTAAGTTTAATACCATCATAGGAGCCTGGAACACCTGATCCCATATTATAATTTACATCGGCTGGTTTGTTAACACTTTCAAAATATTTACCATTAAGTTGATTAGCCATTTAGTTATATACTAACAGCAAATATATTTTTTTCTTCTAAATAATGTTTTCGACAAACAGATTCATATGATTCTTCGCCACCGACCATTGTTTGTTTATCATCTGTTGTAATTCTTTTTGAAAAAATAGCAGGTGTTCCATTATTACATTTTTTACATAAAGCTGTTAATTTAGTAATACTATTTGCATGTGGGATTAAACGGAGAACATCTCCAAATGGATTACGTTCAAAATCACCATCTAATCCAGCACAAATTACTATTTTATTACAATTATCAACCCAATTAGTAATAACATCAAATGCATCTTCAAAAAATTGTAATTCTTCAACTATGATAACATCCATTTTATTTAATATCCTTTCATCTAATTCAGACAATGTTGAAAGATAAATACTATCACACCATTGAGAATCATGTGAACAAATACCATCACGATATCTAGTATCAATAGAATGAGTAATAACAATTACTTTCTTTTCAATACATTTATATCTATTATATAGCCTAAGTAGTTCTGTTGTTTTACCCGAATACATCGGACCAATGATTAATTGCAAGCTCATAGTATAAATAATATAGTAATATATTATCTATATAATTATCACTTTTTAAAAGTTATTTAAAGCTTGACTAAACAAATAATATTATTCTAGTAACAATGCCTAAAAAAAGAGGTAAGAAGACTAAAAATATTATTGAACCATCTTTAGAAAAATCATCCATATTACATCTCAGTATAGAAGATCCAGAATTATCTGATGATAGAATTAGTTCGCCTAAAGCATATGATCAATCTACCTTTATATATAAAGAAATTGATGAGACAATTTCCAAAAAATTAAAACCAACTAACAAGCAATCTTTGATAATGAAAGATAATAATATTAAAATCAAAAAAAATTTAAAACATATTATGTATGAATTTATTGATAGTAATAATAGAAAATCGTGGCCAACAAAAGTAAATACACATTGTATGTGGTGTTGTCATACATTTACAAATATACCAATTGCAATACCACAAAAAAAAAAGAAAGATGTATTTCATTTATGTGGTACATTCTGTTCATTTAGTTGTGCCGCAAGTCATATATTTTCAATAAATGATAATTATACTACCAAGTGGGAGAAATATTCATTACTTCATTTATTAAGAAAAGAGTTAATTGACACTGACATTAATAAAAAAATTGTACTTGCTCCACCAAAAGAGACCTTGAAAATGTTTGGTGGGTTTTTTGATATTGATCAATTTAGAAAAAAATCAGAAAACAATATAACGTATAATATAATTAAACCGCCCATGATCTCAATTATACCACAGATAGAAGAAAATATCTTAAATTATAATAAAGCAAAAGATGATCTTTTTATTCCACTAAATAAAGATTTAATAAAATCAGCAAATGACTCATTAAAGTTAAAACGTAAAAATAAAATTACTAAAAATACATTGAAAGATTATATGAAGCTTAAAATAGATGAATAATCATAGATATAGAATGAAGGTAATATCATGGGATATAGGTATTACAAATTTAGCATATTGTTTATTTGAAGATAATAAAATAATTGATTGGAATATAATAGACATAAGTATATCGACAAAGAAAAAAAAACTTAATTTAATTTCAGAAAAATTAATTAAAAATGTAAATAAAGAAAAATATTTAAATGTTGATTATGTACTAATAGAGAATCAACCGTGTTTAAAAAATCCAATTATGAAATCTATACAGATGATTTTATATTCTATATATATGATTCATAAATGTAAAGATAATCAGATAGGTATATTTTTAATAAATGCCTCAAATAAGTTAAAGGTATATAAGGGACCTGAAATAAAATTAGATAAAGAATATAAAAGTAAATACACAATTAGAAAAAAAATGGCAATACGACACACCCAATATTTCTTAAAAAATAATCCGAAACAGTTATTATATTTGAATACTCATAAGAAGAAAGATGATTTATGCGATACGTACCTTCAGGGATTGTATTTTTATAATAGAATGTTATGTCCGCTATCTTTGGGCAATGATGATTTAAAAGAGTGTAAATATTGTGGCTATTGTATAAGAAAAGATCTATTTTATAAAATCAAGCGATGTAAATACTGCTATAAGTGTTATAATAAGATATTCAAGTTACATAAATACATAAAAAAATGAATAAAATTACCATTTAAAACGATATAAGTAATCAATATTATTTATGTCTAAAAAAATAGAAGATAAATATCAAAAGAAGAGTCAACTTGAACATATCATAGATTTACCAGACACTTATATCGGTTCTGTCGAGAAAGGAGAGGTAGAATTATGGGTTCATGATGGTGAAACAATGGTTAAGAAAAATATTAATATTACATTAGGTCTCTATAAGATATTTGATGAAGTATTAGTAAATTCAATTGACCATTGGGTGAGGTGTTTAAATAACAAAGGTAAATTAAAAGTTACTATTATTAAGGTTACAATTAAACCTAAAACAGGTGAAATTATAGTCTATAATAATGGTGAAGGTATTGATGTTGTTAAACACCCCATAGAAAAAGTTTATGTACCAGAGATGATTTTTGGACATCTTTTGACATCGACTAATTATGACAAGACTGAAAAGAAAATTACCGGTGGTAAAAATGGTTATGGTGCTAAGTTAACTAATATCTTTTCAAAGAAATTTGTTATAGAAACAGTTGATAGTACACGTAACTTAAAATACATCCAGACATTTAAAAATAATATGAGTCACAAATGCAAACCTCGAATTACAGATTGTGGTGATGAACCATATACTAAAATTAGTTTCTTTCCAGACTTTGAAAAGTTTAATATGGAAACACTTGATGATGATATTATTAGTTTATTTCGTAAGCGTGTGTATGATACAGCAGTTGTTACAAAAGGTGTTTCTGTTAGTTTTAATAATAAAAAAATTACAACAAAAACATTTGAGAAATATGTTGATTTATATATTGGTAATAAGAAAGAATATCCTCGTTTATATGAAAATGTAAGTGATCGATGGGAAATTGTTGCATCAGTTAGTCCAGATGATAAATTTGAACATTTATCATTTGTAAATGGTATTTATACATTTAAGGGTGGTAAACATGTTGATCATGTGGCACGATACATTTGTCGTAAATTACAAAAGTTTGCTGAAACAAAAGGTATTAAACGTAAAAAAATGAAATTAAAGCAATCTGTTATTCAGGATAATTTAATGATTTTTGTACGTTCTACCATTGAGAATCCATCATTTGATTCACAAACAAAAGAATATTTAACAACCATTCCTTCAAAGTTTGGATCATCAATTGAATTATCAGATAAATTTATTGAAAAACTTGCTAAAACAGGTGTTCTTGAAAAAGCAATGAAATTATCAGAGTACAAAGATGATTCAAAATTAAGTAAGATGGATGGTAAAAAGAAGTCTACCTTACGTGGTATTCCAAAATTAGACGATGCCAATTGGGCAGGAACTAAAAAAGCTGATCAATGTACATTAATTCTCACAGAGGGAGATTCAGCAAAGTCTTTTGCTATTGCTGGTTTATCAGTTTTAAAAAGAGATAAATTTGGTGTATTTCCTCTTCGAGGTAAATTATTAAATGTGCGAGAGGCTAGTAAGAAAAAGGTTAGTGAAAATCATGAAATTACATCATTAGTAAAGATTTTAGGTTTACAATACAATAAAGTATATTCAGACTTATCATCATTACGATATGGTTCAGTTCTTATTTTAACTGATCAAGATGTTGATGGATCCCATATCAAAGGTCTAGTAATGAATTGGTTAGAAACATTCTGGCCATCACTATTAGAAATTGATGGATTTATGACATCTATGCAAACGCCTATTGTTAAAGCTCGAAAAGGTAAAATGATTAAATCATTTTATACTTTAACAGATTATGAAAATTGGCAACATACAATTAAAGATATGAAGAAGTGGAATATTAAATATTACAAAGGTTTAGGTACGAGTACTTCTGCCGAAGCCAAGGAATATTTTAAAGAACTTCACAATACTAGAATTAATTATGGTTATGATGAACCAGAATGTTTTAAATTAGCTTTTGAGAAATCAAGAGCTGATGATAGAAAGGAATGGTTAATGAATTATGATCGTGAATTGATTTTGGATCAGAAAGCTACAAAGGTTAGTTGTCAAGACTTCTTTAATAAAGATTTTATTCACTTCTCAAACTATGACTGTGAGCGTTCAATCCCATCAATGATTGATGGATTAAAAATCTCACAACGAAAAGTTTTATTTAGTGTATTAAAAAGAAATCTTACAAAAGAAATTAAAGTTGCACAACTGTCAGGTTATGTAAGTGAGACAAGTTGTTATCATCACGGCGAACAAAGTCTTAATGACTGTATTGTATCGATGGCTCAAAACTTTGTCGGATCTAATAATATTAATTTATTAGAACCAATTGGACAATTTGGAACAAGATTACAGGGTGGAAAAGATTCTGCTTCACCGCGTTATATCTTTACTAAAATGTCAAAGATAACACCAATTATCTTCAATTCAAATGATAATACATTACTTGAATATAATAGCGATGATGGTACATTTGTTGAACCTCATTACTATCTTCCAATTATTCCTATGATTTTAGTCAATGGAGCAACTGGAATTGGAACAGGGTTTAGTACAAATATACCTAAGTTTAATCCAAAAGATTTAATTAATAATTTAATTCGTCTAATGGATGGACAAGGTGTTAAAAAAATAATTCCATGGTATAGAAAATTTAAAGGTAAAATCTATTCAAAAGAGGGTAAGTTTTATTCAAAAGGTATTTGTAAATCAATTGGTTCTGGTAAATTAAATATTACTGAACTACCTATTGGGTGCTGGACAGATAAATATAAAGAGTTTATTGAAAATATTTTAGTAGACAAACAAGCCCCAGATAAAAAACAAAAGAAACAATTTTTATCAGATTATGTTACTAATTGTACAGAAGAGGATGTTGATTTTACATTAACATTTGCTAAAAATTGTGGCGATGCATATAAATCGCTCAATTTAATTGATTCTAAGAATACATCAATGAGTAATATTCATTTGTATAATCAAGATGGTAGAATTCAGAAATATTCTTCACCAGAGGAGATTTTAGAGGAGTTTTACAATTTTCGATTAGGATTTTATGACAAACGTCGTGAATATTTAATTGCAAAACTAGAAGAAGAATTAAATATTATTGAATCGAAAGTTAAGTTTATTCTAGCATTTGTCAATGATGAAATTAAGATTCTAAATATTGAACTTGAAGAAATTGTTGAACAGTTAGAAGATATGGAATTGTTTAAAGTCAATGATTCGTTTGATTATTTAATTAATATGCAGATCAGATCATTAACTAAGAAAAGAATTGAAGAGCTTAAAAAGCAAGAAGATATTAAAAAGGCTGAACACACTGTTCTTTTGGAAACAACCTCAAAACAAATGTGGAAAGATGATCTAACAAGTTTAAAAAAACTTATTTAAATCATTTAAATATATTATAATTTTATTACATATATGAATCCTGTTACCATTCAAAAAGGATTAACTCAAGAAAATCAATATATTAAGGGCAGTTCGGCCAAAGACAGATTAATGCAAAATTTAGATTTGGCATCAAATATTAAATCAGATTACAGAAAGCTAGTAAAACCGTTACCAATTAGAAGAAATGTTGATACTCGAAATAAGAGTGATGAAAAATTAATTAATTCAAATATAGAACCAAGAATCAGTGAAATTGCTAATAAAAAAGATCGAACACGTTTAATTAATCAGCCGTATAATACTTTATCTGAAGAAATATCGGTAAATCCTTTTTATAAAAATAATATAACAAAAGTTATGGTTATTAATTCTAGATTTAGAGATAATACCATTGAAGATGAAAAAGTAAGCACTAGTAATTTTAATATTAATTTAAATTATAAATTAAAAAATGTTATTAGTATGGCATTATTAGATATTTGTTTACCTAATAACCTACATAATATATCTGAAAGTTTAAACAACAATAAAATATATATAAAATACCCAGGGGATTCTGATTACACTATATATACAATCCCATCTAATAATTATACAGTTGATACATTAAAAGATGTAATAAATACTTTAATTTCACCTATTACACTTAATTATGATTTAAGCTCTACACAACCAACTCATTTAGAGTTCAAATATATAACCCCTGGTTATGAAATTAGATTTGATGATTGCACTGATAATTCTTCTCTTGGATATCTATTAGGTTTTAAGAATGATTATTACCATACGAAGACACCAAAAATACTAGCTGAATATTCTCCTAAATTATCTCATATTAGTGGATGTAAATATTATTACCTAATGGTTAATGATTTTAATAATAATGTCAATGATTATTTAATTGGTAATTTAACAGAATCATTTATAAATAAAAATATATTAGCAAGAATAACATGTAATTGTGATTCAGATATATTACATTACGAAAATAAAAATATTATGATGTGTCGTAGAAATTATTTTGGACCAGTTGATATTGACCGTTTTCATATTCAATTATTAAATGAATATGGAAATTTAGTTGATTTACAAGGTTATGATTTTAATATGTCTATTGAATTTAAGATTCAGTATTAATCAGCTTCAGGCCCCCAGAGTATTCACAACCTGGAGGAAGACATTACCGTCTTCGAAAACAGGGCATGATGTGTTAACCTCAAATCCGGACCAATCATGCACATCGACAGAATCGGTATCGGTCACCAAATCATTAATATTGTCGGCATTAGGTTCGAGCGTGTCGTTTTCGCCGTGTGTCAGATTGAGTGTTGTTTTAAATACGGAATTTTTACTTAATAATAAAACATCACCTACTACAAACTGGGCAGATGCATCGTCGCCGGTAGAACGTCCAAAATTCGTGTCCAGTGATGTCTTCTTCTCTGCGCAAAGTCTATTTATCTGCCTAAATAAAGCATCCACATCACCGTCCGCCGAGATGCTGCACGAAACTGTCTGCTTACTCAACTTCCACTCACCTTCATTTGTGTCATTTGAATCACCATAGGTAAACGCAACTGGGATCATACCATGACTCGGTTCCGGATCATTGACGTGTGTCGCAAGGCCAGCAATAAGCTGTGTTAAAGAACCTGAATCGTTATCATATATACCCTGCATACCGTTTTGTATAATGATTTCAGCGTCACCAAACGTTTCTTCAATACTTGCAAGGGCAGAATCAAGAGGTTCAATTAATTTACCTGTCTTGATAGGATCATTAATTACAATACATTTTGATAAAATGTATCTCACGAAATGTGCTCCTGAGCTACCACCTATCAATGAAGAATTGAAAGCATATGCCTGAACATCCTCGCTGCTACCAGTAGTATCACTAGTATCATATGGGATTAAATTTACTAATGCACCATTAATGTCTGCTTGAGTGATTTCAAGCCAGTAATCCTTATTTTTCTTATATGTTTTCGAGGTGACGTCTTCCTCGTCTGGCGTAGTGACATAGGCAGAGTGGTCATTAGTGACATCCGCTGATAATGCGTCAATTAAGTTGGTATATTCATCGCCATCTTTATGAGCCATTTTGTTTTTATAAGTTATATACATATATAAATTATAAATATTCCATAAAATAAATTATAAGTGATAATTTATTAATTATTTTTTTAACAACCACAATCATTATCAGTTAT